ATGCGAACAATCCAACGCCTGAAAGCATCAAAGACGTTACAGCAACAAATAATATTTTATAAAATATATCTTTCATATTTACCTTTCTATTTCTTAATATATAAAGTTGGTATTAGTGAAAATGGATTATCATATTCACAAGTAAATAATAAATCTTTTAATTTTATTTTAGGATTTATTACTTTTTCTTTTTCAAATAATCTTCTAGCTTGTCTTTTAAGATATTTATTTAAATCGTAGTATTTCATATTTACCTTTCTAACTAATTTCATTTGCTTTGTTTATTAACTGACTTGTTGCTTCTTCTAGTGGTAAATTAATTACCTTTTTAACTAATTCTTTAAAGCCTTCATCTTCCATTAAAGAATAAAAGCAACAACAAGTTTCACCTTCAACTATTGAAGCAATCATATTAAGTTTATTCATATATACCTTTCTTTGTTAGTTATTGACAAGATAGAATATTTAAATTGATTTGTCAATAGATAAGATAAAAAAAAAGAGCCTATTAAATTAATAACAGGCTCTAATTTAAGGGTTAATTGTTAAAAATTTGTACTAAAAATAATTGTATTACCATTTTTGCCTTCAGCTTCATGATAATCGTATGACAAATCTCTCTCCCATTTTTCATAATCAAAATAATTTTTAATATGTTCAGGACAATCAATTAAGATTGTATCTTCGGCTAATTGTTCAGCAAATTCGCTAAAACTGTTATATTCTCCATAATAAGCGTCATCTATAGAATTTAAATCTTCAACTTGCCAATTTTCAAGAAATCCATTTACAACATCAATTCCATGTTCCTCAATAGCAACTTGACAATTTACGATATTTTCAAATGTTGGATTTTCTCCCAAATTTGGAAATTCATCATAATCATGAATTGCCCATTCTTCAGCGTCAGGCATTGGAGAGTTTTTTATAACTTCTTTAATTTGCTTTCCTAATTCTGTTTCATTGTTAGCTGGTACAATCCATTTACCATAAAGTCTTCCAGCGTTATATGAAGACAAACAAGCAACGTATATTTTTGGAAAATTGTCTTCTTGTTGCTTTGTTTCAATTGTTTCAGTTTGCATTTTTAACCCTTTCTTTTAGTTGTTTTTTTATGTATAAATTAAACATAAACCAATTATTAATATATTGTCAATAGCTTGTCAATATCATTAACAAAGAATAATTAAAATAGAACAAACAATGAACACAGTAAAATTTGATAAAAAGACGCTTGAAGATATATTTAAAAAGATAGCGTTAGGAAATTCTATTAAATCTGTTTTAGATGAAATGAATTTATCTTATGAAGGTTTTAGAAAGACAATAAGAAAAAGCGACAAACTAAAAAAACTCTATGATGACGCCAAAGAAGATGGCGTTGAACTACTTTTATCTGAAAGTAATAAAAAACTTGAAGAAGCAATAAATGAATTTAAAGCAAATGGTAAAGGCGATCTTGCAACAAGTCATTTAATAAAAGAATTTGTCCAATTAAATAAATGGAAAGCTAGTAAATTATTAGGTAAATATAACGATAATGCACAGAAATTACAGCTTTCTAACGCTGATAATAAACCATTAATTGTTAAATGGGATAAGTCTTAAATTAAAATAATTCAATAATATCAATAGAAATACTTTTATTGTTTGTGAGTTGTTGCAAACTTTAAGCGTAAAGTTGTGTCAGTTACATATAAGAAGCGTCAAAAGTGCATTTCAATTAACAATTTAATTAAAATAAATAAATACAAGCGTTAATAGTTACTGATAATAGATCGTTACTGGTAATAATTAGAAAGTGTAAATAAAAAAGGCAGGGTTTTATAAAAGGTATTGCCTGATTATTAATTTTTCGCTTCGCTATTAACGTTAGGAGGTATATATACATAGATTACAGGAGCATCTTATGTTTGAAAAAGTTAAATCAAGAATTAAAGCGTTAGTTGTTGTATCAGAATACAACAATTCGGTGATAGTTCACTTTGATGGCTTTGAAGACTATGATGATGCTAAAGATTTTTCTCAATATATGACCGAACAGTTAGGAATAGACTTCTTAAATGTACCACCTAATGAAACTATTCATTAAGGGGGGTTTTATTTTTTAAAAATGCAAATTACGATTCCTTATTCACCTAGAAAACTACAAAAATTTTTGCACAACCAAATTGTTAAGCACCGATTTAACGTAATTGTTGCACATAGGAGGTCTGGCAAGACTGTAATGTGTATCAATCACATGATTAGAGATGCTTTGACCAACGAAAAACCTAATCCAAGATACGCATTTATAAGTCCAACCTTCAAACAAGGTAAATCTACTGCTTGGGATTACATAAAAAACTTTGCAAAGAACATTCCTTTTGTAAAATTCAATGAATCAGAGTTAAGATGCGATTTTCCTAATGGTGCAAGAATAACAATTTTAGGTGCAGAGAACGATCAGGCACTCAGAGGTATATTTTTAGATGGATGTGTTATGGATGAAACGCAAAGTATATCTCCAACGATATTTCCTGAGATCATCAGACCTGCTTTGGCTGACCGAAAAGGATGGTGTATCTTCATTGGCACACCCAAAGGACAAAATTATTTTTACAAACTGCATAAAGAAGCTCAAGAACAGAAGGATTGGTGGACTGGGGTTTTTAAAGCTAGTGAAACAAACATATTGGACAAGGAAGAATTAATATCGGCACAAGAAATGATGTCTGAAGATTTGTATGACCAGGAATTTGAGTGTTCTTTTCAAGCTGCAATTACTGGATCGTACTATGGTGCTTTGATTGAAGACCTACAAAAAAATAATAGAATTACATCTGTACCTTATGATGAAAATTTAGAGGTTGAGACATGGTGGGATTTGGGTCTAAAAGATTCTACAGCGATTTGGTTTGTTCAAAAGTACAGAGATGAATTTAGAATAATTGATTATGAAGAAAACTCAGGTGAGGGGTTGGATTTTTATGCTGACCTGATAGATTCAAAACCTTACAAATATGATAGACATATTGCTCCACATGATATAAAAGTTAGGGAATTAGGAGCTTTCGGAAAATCAAGGTTGGAATCTGCTCTGGAATTGGGTATATCTTTTGATATAGCTCCTAAACTTTCTATTGAAGATGGAATAGAAGCAGTAAGAAAAACTTTGCCAAAATGTTATTTTGATAAAGAAAAAACATATCAAGGAGTAGAGGCGTTGAAGGCTTACCAAAAAAAGTGGGATGATAAAAACCAATGTTTTAAAAATCGACCCACTCATAACTACGCAAGTCATCCAGCAGATGCCTTTAGGTATGGTTGTACTTTTATCGGTGGTAAAATGACAGACTGGAAAAAAGAAGTTTATGTGAATACAAACTATATAGTTTAATATGGCAAAAAAAATAATCGAAATATCTGATCCAAAATTAAGAAGTCTCTTATCAAATCAAATTGAAAATGCTTTAGGTTACTTAGGTGGTAATCTTTCACAAGCCAGAAAAAAATCTTTAGAATATTATTTAGGTGATAAACTTGGAACTGAAATAGATGGTCGTTCACAAGTCGTATCAACTGATGTCTCTGATACGATTGAAAGTATCTTACCAAATTTATTAAGAGTATTTACTGCAAGTGATAAAGTAGTTAGATGCGAACCTGTAACTGCTGAAGATGTACCTCTTGCTGAACAAGCAACTGCATATTTGAATCATGTGTTTTACAAAGACAATGATGGATTTCAATTGTTATATAATTTTTTCAAAGACGCATTGATTGAAAAAAATGGTTTCTTAAAAGTTTACTATGATGAATCAGAAACTGTAGAATTTGAAACTTATAAAAATTTATCTAAAGCAGACAAAGATGCTTTGGAAGACACACAAGATGAAATAGAAGTAATTGACGAAGAAGAATTTGAAGACGAAAAAGCTAAAGAAGAATTTGAAAAACTATTAGAACAATACGAAGCTCAAGGAGTTGAAATACCTGAAACAACAGAACCTGATTTCATGTTGTATAATTGTAAAATTAAACGAACTAAAAAACATGGTAAGATAAAAATTGAATCTGTACCCCCTGAAGAATTTTTAATTGATAGAAACGCAAAGTCGATTGAAGATGCTACATTCGTTGCACACAAAGTTTTGATGACTAGATCAGACTTAGTAGCTATGGGTTATGATGAAGAAGAAGTAAAAAATCTTCCAACATCTGAAGAAGACATTTACAATACTGAAGACATTGTTAGACAAAGAAATGTAGATGAATACCCAGTCGATTACTCAACTGATACTGCTACACAAAAAGTTTTAATTTATGAATCGTATGTCAAATATGATTATGATGAAGATGGTATTGCAGAACTGCGAAGAATTGTATCAGCAGGAGATGATGGTTCTATGGTGTTAGAAAATATGCCATGTGATAATGTTCCATTTGTAACTGTAACACCAATCCCAATGCCACACAGATTTTATGGAAGAAGTTTATCGGAGTTAGTTGAGGATATTCAATTGATGAAGTCAACTGTGATGAGACAGTTATTAGACAATATGTATTTAACTAATAACAACAGAGTTGCAGTAATGGATGGTATGGTAAACATGGATGACCTACTAACTTCAAGACCTGGTGGTGTTGTTAGAACTAAGCAACCACCAAACCAAGTAATGCAGCCTTTACAAGCACAACCAATTTCACAACAAGCGTTTCCATTATTATCTTACTTAGATACTGTAAGAGAAGCTAGAACAGGTATTACAAAATCAGCACAAGGTTTAGATGCTGATACTTTAAATTCTAAAACTGCAACTGGTGTAAATACTTTGATGACGCAAACACAAATGCGTTCTGAATTGATTGCTAGAATTTTTGCAGAGACTGGTGTTAAAGATTTATTTAGAAAAATATTTGAATTGATGGTTAAGTATCAAGACAAAGAAAGAATCGTAATGATGAACAATCAGTATGTGCCAGTTAAACCTACTGAGTGGAAAGATAAATTTAATATTTCAATTGTTGTTGGACTAGGAACAGGATCAAAAGAACAACAGATTATGTTATTGAACAACATCCTTGAAAGACAACTACAAGCATTTAATTTACAAGGTGGTAAAGAAATGCCAATGGTTACATTGAAAAATATGTACAATACATTGTCTAAAATTATTGAGAACGCAGGTCTTAAAAATGTGGAAAGTTATTTTGTTGATCCAGAACTAGGTAAACAAATGATGCCTCCACCTCAACCTCCACCACTTACACCAATTGAAAAAATTGAATTTACTAGAATTGATGCTGAGAACAAAAGAAAAATTGCTGATCTGGAGTTACAAGCTCAAGAGCTACAACAAAAAACTCAACAGATGGCTTTAGATTTTGAAGCTAAGATTAAAGAAATGGCATTGAAATATAATACTCAATTAGACACAGCTAAAATAAAAGCAGATGCTGACTTGGATAAGATGATGATGGCAAGTGATACCAAGATTCTTGAACAAGCACAAAAATCTGCTAATATGTTTAGCCAACAAGTACAAGGATTAAATGAAAATCAGAGACCAGGCAGGGAGATCGCAGGAGATCAGCCGATCCAACCAAGCCAAACAGGTACTAGAGAATAAAATTTTTATAGAGGCGATTGAGTCTCTAAAAAAACTTTACTCTGAAGCACTATTGGAAAAAACAGGTGCTAAAGAAAGTGATACCAGAGAAAAACTTTGGATTGCTTATAATGTTGTTGGTAAAGTAGAGCAACATCTACAATCTGTAATCGAAACAGGAAAACTAGCTGAGAAACAGTTAGAAGATTTCAGAAAACAACAACAGAATAAAAAATTCTAACTATAGTTAGGATAAGCCAAGTCATAAGACAGCTTAACAACAGGAGGACTAATGTCTGAATCAAACCCTTTATTGTCCAATGCGACAATGCAAGGTGCAGCTAAACATATTGAGAGTTTAATGGACACTAATGGTGTTATCAAAGAACCTCAAAAAGAAGCAGCACCAGTTGAACCAAAAGAACCAGAGGCTAAAGCCAACGATAATCAAGAAGTTCAACAACAAACTGAAACTCAACCTGAACAGGAAGTAACAGAACAAGAAGCATCTGAAGATGAAAATGTAATTGAAGAACAAGAGACTGATCTACACCAAGTTATTGTTAATGGTGAAAGGATTGATGTCAACCTTGAAGAATTAAAAGCAGGTTATCAAAAAGATGCCGACTACAGACGAAAAACTGAGGAATTAGCTTTACAAAAAAGAGAGCTTAAATCTGAAGAAGATCGTTTGAAAAACCAGTATTCAACCAAGATGGATGATTTAAATTCACTTGTAGTTACTTTGAACGCTGAAATTAATAATGACATGAACTCCAAAGAGTTGGATAAACTCTGGGAGGAAGACCCAACTGAAGCTGCTAGAGTGGATCGTAGAATTCAGAAAAGAAAAAATACGATACAAGAAGCACAGCAAAGACTGAGAGAACATCAAAAAGCTCAGTTTCAGGAAATACTAAGAGATGAACAAAGAAAACTTCATCTTAAACATCCTGAGATTGCTGACCCAATAAAAGGTGCAACAGTTAAAACAAATATTGTGAACTATTTAAGTTCTAAGGGATTCTCAAATGAGGATGTCTCAAACATAGTAGATTCAAGATATTTTGATGTCATCATAGATGGAATGAATTTTCAAAAAACTAAATCGGTAAAACCAAATTTAGTTTCTAAAAAAGTCAAACCTACTAAGTTTGTTAAGTCAGGTGTTAAGAGTACCAAAGAGGATATGAATAATAAGTCAAGGTTGGAACAAATTAAGACATTAAAACGAAGTGGAAGTCCAAAAGACGCTACAGACCTTTTAATGAAATACTTATAAACCAATAACCTCTT